GAAGTTACAGTAACAGAAGCATCACTATTTGGTACATTACCAAATGGAAGTTATGGAGCTCAAATGGGCAACGATGACGTGATAATGACTTGTATTACTGCAACTGAATTCTTTAACACAACAGACTATGCAGATTTTATTGAAGAGTTATTAGATTTCATAGATCCGGACTTACATGACGAGATGGAAAGCATCTTATATAAGGACACAGATCAGGCCGGAGATTTACAATATGATATTTATGACCTACTTAAATAAATAACCAAAAGTATAGGGATATATAATAAAAGAATTAAAAAATAAAAACGAACAACTATGGCATTAAGTCCCAATTTATTACAGTTCAAAAGCTCAGGCGTATATCGTCTAGAGTTTGACAAGTCACAAACCGTAAACATCCCTGCGGAGACTATTAGACTAGTGGTAGGAAGATCTAAAAAAGGTCCTTACAATACACCAGTATTAATAGAAGATGTAGAACAATTTACACAAGTATTCGGTGGAATTGACAAGTCGTTAGAAAAGAAAAATATGTTTTTCCACAGATCAGCATTAGAATGTTTATCAAGAGGTCCAATCTTGGCTCTTAATATGACAACTGCTGATGACGCTGATAAAGTAGCTATATTCTCGCCAGTAACAAACTCTGGTATAGAAGGTTTAGCATCAGTACCAAATCTTAATAACCAAGGGGAACTTCAGTTATTAAAGAAATACAGTGATGTATTTGATACAGACAAGTTCTGGGTACCAAACGATGAGAAGTTACTATCTGCTGCGGATCAAGACGGAAACCACGCTATTTCATTTGTAAATATCAAACAAGATCCTATCTCAGTTATTATTAGACAAGCTGGAGATGTAAGAGGTTTTGAAGTTACTGCAAGAGAATGGTATGGTGAAGCAAATATTCCAGAAGGAATAGAGGCTGATGAGTACGTATCAGACTACATGGTAGATGTATTTGTATTCAAAGGTAAATTTGATGCACAAGCATTAAACAACGATCCACTTTACGGAGAGTTCTTTACTACTAAAGGTTTAGAAAAAGATCAATTAGCTAAATTCGTTGGACTAAGAGAAGTGACATTATTAGCACAATACTCTGGTTCATTAATTCCAGAATTTATGGATAACGAAGGTAGATTATTATACATTGAAACTTTAATTAACTTAGAAGCAAGAAGAACAGGTTTATTCTGTGCAATCCAAGAAGATAAATTAATTGACATTGACCTAGTAGGTAATGGATTTAATGTATATCAAGATTACGAAGTTCTTTCTCACCAAGTAGAACAAATTGTAACTCCATTAGTTGCAGACTTTACTGCATTCGGTGGAAAAGTACAAGTTGATGGTCCAACAATGGTTATTGAAGCTTCAGGCTTAGCTCAGGGTCAAGTATTTGACGCTAATACGTTAGCTAACTTACCAAATCCAATCATTGGTGGTAAGTTCTTAAAAGGAGCACAGCTTGACGAATTCGTAAGAATTACATCGGTAGCAAATCATGGATCTATCGCAGATGCAGTAATAATCACTGCAGATGGAGATATTAGCCAACAAATTGGAGATTATGAATTTTATTCAGACTCAATAACAGGTGCTTCATGGACTGTTGATGTTCCATATAGAATTGACGATAACGGAAACCTAGTATTTGATGTAAGTACGAATAATGCTGGAGCTCCTGCAACTGGAGATACTTTTATATCTGCAGGCTTAAATGGCCCAGCTACTTATTTAGAATCAGAAAATGCTGGTGAATATATAGGAATTGGTACAATTAATAGTACATACCAAGATTCAGTCTTTGGAGGTGGTTCTTACTTAGTACCAGTAAATGGTGGAAACTTAGGATTCTCTTCAACGTTAGTAACTAACGGAGGAATACTTCCTGCAAACACACCTTTCTTTGGAAAGAAATCAGCAGTAAGTACTAATATCGCAATAAACGATATTGAATTAAATGCTAGAGCAATAGCATTCGAATCTGGATGGACGTTTGAAAATCTAACTGCTGGTGTATTCAAATACTATAAAGATAACGTAGCAGTAGATACATTTACAAAAGATGCTCAAGGAAATGTAAATATTAAAGTTGGTATGTATGTACCAGGTGATGGCGGAAAACTATCTAGAATTAAGAAAATTGTTAAATCAGTTTCTTGTATAACTACTATCTATACATTTGAAACACACAGACCTGTAACTCTTAATCCACAATATGCATTTAAGAGATTTGAAGATGCTGCAGGTGTTTACAAAATGTTCCCACTTGATGGAGCATCACAAACAGATAAGAAAATCGGTGGAACAGATGGTTTACTAACAGCAATCAAACCAGGTACTGGTTTAGGTAATGCATTAGCAGATAAAGATAATATTACATTTAGATATGTTATTGATACATTCGGTTCATTAGAAGACGGTGGTATCTTAAACAAGGAAGAATTATCATTCCTATGTAAAGAAAGACAAAATGCTTCTGCAATTCTTAACGCACCAATGGTGAAAGAATTTAAAGCATCAGTTAACCCATCATTCTTAAATGAATTCAGTGGCGCATTCGACGTAAACAATGTTGCAACGGGTGGTAACTTAAACTTAAACCCAAGTGCTTTATATACTTTACCTTCAATTAACGAAGGAGCAACGTATGCATTCTACTACGGCCCAGGTTTAAATGTTATTGAAAATGGAAGAACTAAGGTGATACCACCAGCGGCTTACATTTCAAATAACTACATTGACAAATTCACTGACGCTCTGCCATGGTCAATCATTGCAGGTCCAAGAAGAGGTGTTGTTGGTGGAACTGGAGTACAATCTTTAGAATTTGCATTCGATAAAAATGACAGAGATGTACTAGAGCCATTCGGTTACAATCCAATTGTATTCGAAAGAGGCGTAGGTTTAACTATCAAAGGAAACAAGACTGCACAACAAGGAATTCAGTCAGCTCTTTCTTCAGCTCACGTGAGAGAAGTATTAATCTTCATTGAAGACGGACTAGCAGAAATCCTTAAGAACTACCTATTTGAGTTCAATAGTGCTCAAACTAGATTAGAAATCAAAACATTGGCAGACAACTTTATGGAGTCAGTTAAGAAAGACGGTGGTGTATTCGATTATAGAAACATCATGGACACTACTAACAACACAACCGAAGTTATCGATAACAACATGGGTATCTTAGATACGTTCGTTGAACCAGTTAAAGGATTAGAGATTCTAGTATCGAGAGTAACTGTACTTAATACAGGTGAAATTGCGTCAGGAAACTTTGCATAAAAAACGAGAATATATAAACTAAATAAAGAAAATAAACGATATGGCTTTACCACATTATTCAGAAGACCAAACTAGTAGAAAAGGCAAGAACTTTGAACCAGTACAGGCTAACCTATTCGAGGTAACAATTTTACCACCGGATGGCGTGACTGGACAGGCACTGTTCTTACAACACATTAATTCAATTGGTGGTCTAGAAACACTTCACAGAGAGGTAGCAGCTATCGAGCAAAAGTATAAGTTCTCAACAAGATCTTACGCTGGAATGGCCGATGGAACTGCAGTTGACGTAACTGTTAACTTTTCATTAAACTTAAACGATTCAAACGAGGCTTACATTTACAAGTCTATGAGAGAATGGTACAGAAAACAATACAACCCAGAAACTGGAGAAATGGGTCTCAAGAAGAACTATGTTGGTACAATTGTTATAGTACAGTTTAACAGAGAAGGAGATATTTATAGAAAAGTAACTCTTGACGATTGTTTCATAACCTCCGGACTTGGATTTACAGGTGAACTAAACTATGAATCTGCAGATGCAGCTCAATTAGAAGTTACCTGGAGAGCAGATGTTTGGAATGAAGAACTCAATTAATAATTGAATTAAATTAGTAAAAAAGGAGGATGCTGGTCATCCCCCTTTTTTTAACCAAAGAAAACATAATATAATATTCAGCTAATAACAGATTATGAGTAACAAACTAACAAAAAAACTTCAGGTACTTTTAACTGAAACAGAAGTTCGCGAAGTCAACCGCGTCATTTTAAATGAAGCGCTTGAACAAGAGGAACGCCCAATATCTGTAAGCGCTTTTATTAGAAACTTAATACAGGATGAATTATCCAAAAGAAGCGTAGAACAGAAATCAATAATTAAACAAACACTTAAAAACCTAAAAGACAAATAATATGAGTGACGAATTAAACAAAAT